TAATAAAAATTAGAAAAAAGATAAAAGAAAAATCCCTAGGATGTGGCGTCCTAGGGATTAATGGAGGATAAAGAATTTATTTAATACAGTTTCAAAAGATGGAAGAAAATCGTTGATATGTGGTCGGTTAATTAACTGCTAATCAAACAGATTATCGTAGTATAACTTAATTGTTATTTGAACTACGTTATTATAATACCCTACAAGAAGATGGTAGAACTAGTAGAAAATAAATAAAATAAAAAGTTGACAGGAAAATGAGCTAGATTAGTATAGTTAGTAGAGGCTTCCCTAATTTCCTAACCACTTTCCTTCCCCCAATACGTTATAAGCCTCTTCTTCCCTAAATTAGCTCTACACTACTTCCCTTAATTAAAAATCAGTTGGTGAGCTTTCTGTTGGCCTTTAGACCTATCTCACCAGTATATTCTAGCTATTTACTAGTTCTATTTACATCACTATTTTCTACACTTCTGAACCTTTAATTCCTTATTCTGGATAGTTTTCTTTTAACCATTTATAAAGATTTTTTCCACAGCAAAGGGTTGGAGCTAAATCTCTGTGAGCTACTATCTTTGCTTCTGGATAGCTTTCTTTCCATTTCCTTAATAAGATTTCTAATGAGAGAAGCTGAAAGGGTAATGGGTTTTCTATTTCAAAGTTTCCTGTTAAACATACTGCTAATGTTCCTTTATTCTTTCCCTGCACAGAAGCTGGAACTACATCTTCTGGTCTTGTATCATGTATTGTTCCATCAGCAGTAATCACTTTATGATAGCCTATTCCTTTAAATCCTCTCGCTTTATGCCAGCTTTCTATTTCGTCTACTGATGTATCTGATTTAGAAGCTGAATGATGAACTACTATATAGGTGATTGGTTTATTATTTTTCATGTTATTCTCCATGTAAATCTTCTAGCATCTTTATTGGAAACCAAGTTTCTCTTCTCTCTATAAAATCAATAACCTTTACCTCTCCCGCCTCATTTTCTTCTGTCACCATACCAAAGTATTCTTTTAGTTCTGTTTGGAATGTAACTTGTATTTTAGAAATTTGATGTCCAGCCTTTATCTTACTGAATAAAATAGATAAATCTTTATCTGATAGCTGAAGTGATTTCCATCTAACTATTGTGCCAACTTCTATTTTCATTATTATGCTCCTTTAATTTATTAATTGCTGAATGATATATTTGATGTGCTCTTTGTTTTGTAAATCCAAAGACCTTTCCTATTCTATGAAAAGATAAACCATCCCATAAGTAATAGTAAACAACTTTCTTTTCTAAATCTTCCAACAAGTCAAGCCATTCAATTCCAGATTTCTCTTCTGGTTTTTGAATGGCTTTTTTCTTTTTTCCATCAATATATTCAATCCAACTATCTTCTGGAGAGGGGATTTCTTTTTCTAGTTTCCAATCATCTATTCCAACGGGAAAATATCTCCAGCTATCTTTTAATTCTGTATGTGCTGAAAGCTCTTCTATTTCTTTATCTCTTTTAGTTTTCATCTTTTCTTCCTTCTCTTATTTTTTTATTCATTTCTTCTAAATCAAGAAGGAGCTTATCCATCTTAAGATGTATTAGTTTTATCATAGAAAGCATTTCTTTTATTTCTTTATCTTCTATTCCTCTAAAGGGGCCAACAGAAGGGTTATTCTCTTCTTCTAATATTTCCTTCAAAGATAATATTTCTGATGGAAAATTTAAAGGGCCACCAACTAAATAATCATCTGTTGGCATTTGCATGATAGCTGGTTCAGCAACAATAATATTATCTATTTCAGATTTTATTAGATTACTTACCTTGAATATTTTGTTAGACATTTATTTATTCTCCTTGTTAGAACTTTACTTATTTATTTTCAGTTTAACTAAACTTTGCTTGATGGGCGTTAAGCCCAAGGGCTTGTAGTCCGAGATGCGCTCGTCCTACACTTAATACACAGGAACAGAAATAAAAATAATTGTAATGGAAAATGAAAATAGTTGAAAAAAAGTTTCAGCACTTAATACACAGGAACAGGAGCACTACAATTTTTGGAAATAATAAAAAAAAAGTTTAACTATTATTAGGAAAGTAAAGAATTTCTATTACTAAATAAAGTATGATTATAATAGTTCCAATTAGTGTAAATAAAGTTCCATAAAAAAGTGCTTTTGAGAATGCTGGATACTATTTATTATGTTAGGTTAAGAAACAATTCCAGTTGGCGCTGGAAAGAAAGGAGAAATGAAATGAAAAATGATTGGAGGCACATAAGGTTATGGCAAGTAGCACACGAACTAACCTTTAGATTTATGAGCGAATACAATAAACTTGGAACTATCATGAAGTTCTTTTCTTGGGATAAAGAGGACTTCGCATCTGAATTCTATCTACATATTCTAACCCATGATAGAAATAGCACAGACCGTTTTAGAACTAGATGGTTAGAAGGAACTTGGGATTGGAATGACATAGGTGACAATAAACAATTCAGAGCTTGGGTTAAAACAGAGCTGAAGGCTTTTGTTGGACGTATGTATTATTTAGAAATCAGAAGAAGATTAGAAGAAGGTGAAGATGATAAATCTTTACTGCTAGATTATGTCCCAGAAGAAGAACTTTATAAATTTACAACTGAAGAAACAGGAGAACTTATGATTGAAGCAAATGATATTATCAAAATGATTGCAAGTTGGATGGTAAATAATGCTGATGATAGAGAGAAGTTTATCTATCTTTATCTTCTTGGCATGACTGAACTTCAGATTGAAGCTGACCGTGTTGTTAATTATCCAAGAGGTTCTGTATCCCTCAAAACATTTTATAATCACAGAGCAATATTATTAGAAAAAATAGGAGAAATAGGAAATGTCAAATAAAGATTTTTGGTCCTCACTATCAAGTGGAGATAAAGGCGAAGCATACTGTATGGACTTGTTTGATTATATGAAAAGCACTAAACATTTAAGAGATTGGACAAAGGTTCCTCACTTTGTTTATAGCCACTTAAAAATAGAAGGTGAGAATGATTTTGTGTGGGAACTTTCAAGAGGAATAACCAAAGGCGTAGAAGCAAAAGATTTAGCTGGAGGAAAGAATGGTAGGGCTTATCCTACAGGCGTAATAGAAGTTTGGAAAGATGATGATAAAAAAATAAGAGCTGGTTGGTGGAAAGCTACCGAATTAGGAATACTGGACTATTTATTCTTTGTAAATGAATTTGATAAAACTATTTATGTATTCAAGACCAAAGAATTAAAGGGTTGGATAGAAAAGAATAATCCACCATTAACAAGATGTGGTGATGGTAATAAAAACGATAAAGGCTGGATTACAAAGTTTGGCTGGAAAGATAAAGAGAAAGGATTTTTTAGAGCATTCAAAAAGGAGAATGAAGAATGGACAACCGTATAAAAATGATGCAATTATTTTTTGAAGAAATAATGGATGAAATAATTGAGGACGCAGAAATCCTCGAAAAAGCTTATGAATTAGAACATTCTGTCAAAGGCACACTTGACGTTCCCTCTATTAGTGAGGCGCCAACCTCCCTTGATTGATTGACATTTCATTTAATAACCTCCTAATAACAAAAGCCCTCCAAGGATTTCTCTTTGGAGGGTTCTTTGTATGTGGTTCTTATAGAACTGATAGATGCTGAAGAAGGTCTAATACTATATAAAGTGTTGATAAACCTACAGCTGCCCATGTTTTAATATCAGCTTTCTTTTTTGGTCCAGCAAGGTCAACTGCTACCTGTGCGACAATTGGAGCTACATCTTTTACAGCATCAACAATCTTTTCGCTTTTTGTTTCAGTAGCCTTTGAAGCCTCCACCACCTGTCCGACTGTTGGTGGAACTTTAGAAATCTTCTTTGTAAAAATCTCTTTTTTTACCATTACATTCTCTCCTTAATAATCTTTATATCTGTTTTAATATCATCTATATCTACTTCAACACGCTCTTGTCTTTTTGCAAGTGAGGCGATTGTTGTTTCAAAAACTTCTCTATCCTTACGATGTTCTTTCAAGATTTCCTTGATGTTCTCTTGCTGGTTTTCTACATATTTCTGGGCTAATGGGAAAGCTTGTGTTGTGGCAAATTTCCATACCCCATACAGAACTAACATCATTACTGCAAGTGCTCCAAACGGCCCTAGAGCAGCTGTAATAAGGCTTTCTAACATTAGGAACCTCCTTCAACTTGCGGCCATTCTTCTTCTATGATTAAAGGAAATGTATCTCCGTCAGAAATATTATCCTGCATAGATGGAGGAATAATTAAATAATAAGCAGAACAGCCTGTAGCTTCTGCTATAGCTCTTGCTTCTTCATCTGTTGATGTAGGAGCAAGTAATGTTTTAACTATTAATGTTTTCATCTTTCTCCTATGCCAATACCATAATACAGACAGAACCGTTGGTTCCAGCTATACCATTAATATTTACGCCAGTTCCAACGTTGTATGCTCCAGTTCCACCAACACCACCAGTTGCTGTGATAGTTCCAAGAGAAGCTAAAGGTGTTTGTGTTATAACTGTTACATTTCCTGCACCACCTCCACCACCTCCAGCACATTCACCAGTTCCAACACCTAGCACACCATCTCCACCCTTACCGCCATTAGCAGAAATACGTCCGTTGTTTATGATATTTTTAGCAGCAATCCAAACAAGACCACCACCGCCTCCACCACCGCCAGAGATAAAGGTTCCAGATACATATGTAACAACGTTGATAGCACCACCACCACCAGCAGCACCACCATTAAAAGTGCCACCAGACCAACGCCCATCAAACCATCTGCTATTCCATTTCTGCCAAGGTGATGTTTGTGCAGCAGAACCACCTGCTCCACCTACGTTTGCTCTCAAAGAAACATCACCACCCTTACCACCAGTAGGAGGTTGACCAGCATTATTATATGATGAATTTCCGCCAGAACCGTTTCCTACGTTTCCGTTGCCCCAGTTGACAGCTGTTAATGCCCAACCGTTTCCACCTTGTCCACCAGCACCGCCAAGATAGTTTCTTGTATTTAAGATTAAACCACCAGCTTGTGAAGTAGAAGAATTTCCATCATCATTAAAAGAAGCACCAACACCTATTGTTAAAGTTCCTCTAACATAAATGCGATAGCCATTTGGTTTAAATGTATCTCCAACATTTATAAGTGTTAGATTATTAAAGTGCATTTCTCTTGATGCAGAATAAGAACCAATAATAGTTAGGTCACCATCAGAGCCATCACCAAACTGACCAGCAAAAAACTGACTAGAAAGTGATGAACCAGAAACATCTGGTCCAAATACATCTGCACCTGTTGAAGCTCCAGCCATTACATTACACCATTAGGAGGGTCGGGCCAAGTAGCTATTTGAGCACAAGCTGCATCTAAATCTTCTGCACTATTGATAGACCAAACACTACCATAGCATAGAAGCTGACCAACACCATCTGTAGGCCAAGCAGCATGAACAGCTTCAGATGTAAGTAACCAAGTATCTACATACCATACGTGTCCTATAACTGGATTTAACTGTATAATCTCTAACATTTATTAGACCCTCTCTATGATATACATATTGAGCTTTTTAATAGCCCAGCTTGTTGCACCAGTATTAACATTTCCTGTCTTACACCAAGAAACAATAGCCCACAAATCATTATTTGATGTGGCACCAAAGCCACCAGCATTTGCATTATTAGCTGGGTTCCACTGCTCAACTGTGCCAGTTCCAGCAACTAATAAGTTATTATAATCTCTTACTGTTGCTGTTGATGTAGAATATTGATGATAGCCATAATAACCAGAATAAAGAGCAGAGATTTTATTTGGTCCGCCATTCTGTGTAAAGCTATTGTATGGTGCAGTATTTGTTGTATAAAGTGATAATGCTCTAGCTGTTGTTGCAAGTGCATTAGGATTTCCACCACCTATTGCATCTGATAAACCATAGTTATAGTTAGCTAATGTAGCTGAACCAGTAGCACCTTCTGAACGCACTTGTGAGGTAATAAATCTAGTAGGTCTAGTGACTTGCCCTGTCCAATAAGTTGTCATACCCTGTGCAACACCAACATTTACCTGTGATAGAGAACTATTTGTTGGTGTATTAACGTTAGTAGTCCACATACCATCTACTTCAGCTTCTACTATAACTGCATACTTATTAAAGTTTACATCAGCTAGAATGTCACTAGATACAGTTCTTAAATCAATACCAAGTATTGGAGATTGAACTGCTGCCCAATAACCTAAAGCAAATATTGAATTTGCTGTTGATGGAACATTACCTACTAATCTTCCATTAGATATACCAATAGAACATCCTGTATTAACAGCTAGATTTTTAATCTTTGCTGTAACAGATGGAACAGAAGAACCTGCTGCTGTTGTTAAAGTGTAATCTCCATCAGCAGCAAAAGATTGATTTGCCATAGTGCTAAAATCTATAGAGGCAACAAGCTTTTTATTACCATCAGAAACTATTACAGTTCCGCCGCCTCCACTAGTTTCTGGAAAACAATCTGTTATTCCCATGATTAAATTCTCTCGTAGGTTACTGTAATTTCTTTAAGTGTCGCAGTTCCAGCATCAGTTTTTACAGTCCAATAAATTTGTGCTGCTTCCAAGAAAGCATCAACGTCTACTTTATAAACTACACCACCTCTTGTTGGGGTTGTATATCCAAAAGCTAATGATGCTTTAGTATCTGGAACTAGCATTTCATCACCAGCAGCATCTGGAGAAAGACGAACGGTTAGAGCTGTGCATCCACCAGCTATAGCATGAACGTGAATGTAAATTGCTGAAACATGTAAGCCATTTGGAATTTGTGAATTATCATTTGAGCTAGCAACTGTAAGTGCTACTGGAGCATGAAAAGCTGTAGTAAGAGCTTGTGTAACTGTTCCAGATGTAGCCTGTCTGATAGATGGTGAAACGTTTGGCATTTATAAATCTCCTATTATGTTGTCTCTATTTATTTCGGAAAAGTCAAGTTATTCTATACCTAATCTCTTTCTTTCTTCTTCTAGCATTTGTTGTCTTTTAACGTCGATATTCTTCTCAACGCCAGATGCTTTCTTTGCTGCTTTCATTCTTGCTATTTCTTTATCTATTTCATCAAGACGTTTATAAATTTGTGAACGTTCTTGTGCTTCTGGTCTTTTAACCTTCATAGGTGTAATAGCACCAACGCCATAAGCTGCTCTACCAAGTGGTCCAAGTTCTTGTGTAGCCATTCCTTCGCCACTAATTGTTCTTGCAAAATCCTGTGAAGGAGCACCAAGACCAGAGAAATTAAGACCCCATTTTACAAATGTTGCGTATCTATCTTTTTGCTCTGGTGTAAGAGGATAAACATATCCACCAATACCACCTTTTGTATCTGCTGCTGCAACTGGAATAATCTTGCCACCAACTATTGGTTCCCAGAAAGCAGCAACTTCAGCTGGACTATTTCCATAAATTGATGAAGCATACCAAATATGTTCTGGTTGTATTTTATCATAAGATGGATTTACATCTTGTAAATCTAATGAATAAGCCCAAGTTGGATTTAGTTGTCTTGTTAGAACATCACCAAGATTTCCAGACATTAGATTTGCAGCCATAACCATACTATCCTTTGCTGGAATTGGTGAACCAGCAAGATAATAATCAGCATCAGTTGACTTTATTTTTCCTAGCATAGTTCTTGGAATTGTATAATCTGGGAAGAAAGCATCTTTGTTAAATTCTTCACCAGTAGCAGTTTCTGCAAATGCTTCAAGTCCTCTATCTACTTTTAATAATCTTTCGTATCTTTTTAACTTATCAAAGTCACCAAAAGAACGAAGAAGTGTAATAAAGTTTTGTCTATTGAAAGCATAGAAGATAAAAGCATAGGTTGAAAGTAATCTTTCTCCTTCTGTCATATCTGAATAATCAAATAGTGAACGCTTTGCTAGTTGAACAGCTTCGTCTAATGTTCTTCCTTCTCTTAATGCACCTAGAGCTATACCAACACGGAAGGTTAAATCTTCAGCTGTTGTTAGGTCTTGTAGGGTTGAAGCAGCATCATCAATAGTTCCACCAAGAGAAGACATTTCATTTCTTCTCAAGAAATCAACTATTGCACCTTGATTTGAAACCTGCGTAATAAATCCTGTTTGTGAACGAACGCCAGATGAAACTACAGCATCATAGATTTCACCATAAGTATATGGTGTTTGTTGTGGTCCAAATCTTCCTGCTAGCTGATAGTATCCAGCAGAACCCCAATCACTTCCTTTTGTAACAATCTGTATTGGTTTTAAAGCTTCTAGTCCATTTGCACCAGAATATGTAACAGATAATGGACCACCTGTTAGCCTACCAGTTGTTGCATAGGTGATTGAATTTGCCATAATAACGTTTGGTCCGTGGAAGCGTGGACGTAAAGCAAGAAGAAGTGTATATCTTAATGATTGGAATTTCTTTACCATCTGTTGTATCCAATCTATAGCCATAGCACCGCCTTGTATTGAGGCAGCTTTACGAACAGAAGCATCAACATATTTATCAAATTCATTCATTTTTCCAGAAAGAACAGATGAACGAATTTCTTCATAAACATCTTTTCCTAGAAGTGCTCTCATCATGGCAGCTTCATCGCCACCTTTAAACATTCTTTCTACTTCATTTGATATACGAGCAGCATCTCCTCTTCCATAGGTTTCAAGACCATTTCTTCTTATTATGGTTTGTGCTGCATCATCAGTTGATTTTGCTAGTTCAGAAAGATAAATCATAGCTTCTTTATTTCTAGCAAAGATTTTATCTGCTCCTACTTTATCTCCAGCTTTTATAGCTTCTGAAAAATTATCAAGTTCTTTTCCAAGACCAGAGCCTTTGTTAAGACCTGTTTGAGCCATAAAGCTATCAACGAAATCAGCAAATGCAGTTTCATTAACTGAAGTTAATCCCTTTGGCGTAGCAGTTCTTCTTACAGCGGCGTCTTTTACAAGCTCAATATAAATTTCATTTATTTCTTCTGGCTTTGCTCCAGAGACAGAAGAAATCCAGTTCTTTTGAGCATCAGCAAAAGCTTTGTCAGCACCATCAGCTAGCTTGATATTTCCTAAAGTTTCGTCTTCATCAATCATCTTTGCTACTGCTTCTTCCATAATTCTTTCGCTTTCAGCACTATAGAATGCACCAACTTGAATTTCTGCTGGAATTTTAGCAGCATCTCCTACAGCACCAGCTTTTACAACTTGTGTAATATCTCCCTCTCTAATGCCAAGCTTTAAATTATCTGGATTAGAAATTATGCCTCTCATATCTTCCATCAAACCGCTAATTTCATCCCAGTAAGTTGCTGGGTTTGCCATAGCGGCTTTTGCTCTGGTTGATATTATCTTATCAAGTTCTGCCTTACCAGATGATGAAAGAATATCATTTTCAAAAATCTGACGTAAACCAGTAAATTGGTCAAGAACACTTTCAGAAGTTCTTTGTGAAAAGAATAATCTACGCATAGTCCAACGCATAGTATCTGCAATAATCTCTTCTTGTCTTAATGCATATTTAGAAGCACCACCAACAACTGCACCAGTAGGAACGGCAGTTCTTTTTGGTCCAACGATAAGAGCACCAAGTAGTTCGTACCTTGTATAGTTTGTTGCTTTATCTAAACCATATAATTCTCTTGCAGCTTCAACTGCTTTAGCCTTTCCTGCACCTTTTAATGCTCCAGCACCACCAAAAACTGCTCCACCAATAGCAGCACCAGCAAGTCCACCAGCCGAACCACCCATAGTTACACCAGCAAGAACATCGCTAGCTGCACCAATAGTTGGTATTTTTTGTGGTCTAGGAATACCAATAGTTTTTGTTTTGATTGGAAGTCGTGTTGGGATTTCTGCTGGAATAGTTATTTGAATAAGATTTTTAGCAGCTTTTTCATCACCAAGAAGTGCTCCCATTCTTCTACGAAGTTCAACATCCATAGTAGATGCCTTTTCTTGAACTTCATTTATAATTCTTCTTTGCTGAACAGAAACACGACCTCTTGTAGCAGTAGTATTTGCATTACCAAGATTATTAGAAGCCCATTCTTTAGCTTTATTTCTACCAAAAGAACGGAATTCTAATGGTTCTAATGCTGCAAGCTGTTGAGCAGAAGAAGTTCTAGCCAAATCTCTTGCTCTTGCACCTTCAACTTTTCCACCAGCAAACATAGCTTCAGCTGTTAGGTCTGTAGCTCCATCAATAAGTTGTCTAAAATCTTTAGTAGTAACTATTCCAGCAGAAAGATTACTTCTTATACGAGCAGCTGCATTTGATTTAAGTTTTCCATAAGTAACTTGCTCTTCAACAATTCTAGAAAGCTTATCAAGTAAATCTGATTTTACTGCACCATCAGTAATTCTATTTAGATTATAAAATGGAGCAACTGTTGGTGGAGAAAGTGTTGGCTTACCAGCTGTTGGACCAGTAGTTCCTGTTACTGTGCTTCTTGTTGAAAGACCAGTAGATACATCTCCAAATTCTATTGGAACACCATTATCCATAATAATCTTTGCTGCATTACCAACTTCAGATTTCTGAACCCTTTCAAGTATTTGTGCAGCTTTATCTTTATTAGCCCAAGTATTTTTGGTAATAGCAACCATGTTTTCAAGACCAGCCATTTTTGGACTGTTTCTATAAACTGTGGTTAGAGCTTTGTCATAAGCAAACTGTCTCTTCAAAGCAGACATACCATCGGGTCCAAGAGCTTCAACATATTGATAGATTTTTGGAACACCAGCTTTTGGAGAAGCATCAACCGCTCTAAATGCATCAGCTATATCTTCGTCAAGTTTTGCCATAGCACCAAGATTTCTTGCTAAATCTTTAGTTCTTATTCCCTTTGTAGCTTCAGCTGAAATATTTCCACCAGCAATATTATCTAAACTTCTCATAGCTGCATCATGTTCATCGAGCAAACTAGAAGAAATAGATGTTCCTTTTACTTCTCTGGAAGCTTTTACTAACTGTTCGCTATCGTTAAAAGCTTTACTTATATCTCCACCAGAAGTTTCTAAATTCTTAACTAATGATTTACCATAAGTTGTATCAATAAGATTTCCTCTTCGGAGGTCACTTAAGATTGTATCTACTGATTTTCCAGCATCCAAGCCATCTTTAACTGCATCTCTTGCAAGTAATGATGCTGTAAGGTCTGCACCCATATGGGTTCTAATATCTCCAATAGCTAGATTTGGAAAAGCTTTTTCTGCAACTGGTTTAGCAAGTAAGCTAATTGCATTAAAATCATTCAAGAATTCTGTAGCACCAGCTTTAGCTCCAATTTCTGCTGCTCTTAAAGCAGAAGCTACTTTTCCTTCTTGATATAATGCTCTGCTTAAATCATAAGCTTGAATAGTTCCTCTTGTTGCTTTTGCTCCACCAGCTAATATACCAAGTGTTGGGTCCAACAAGTCAGCAGCAAAGCCAGCAGCTGTCATAGCAATCTTTCCAGCACCGCTCATTTCTAGGAGATTTCCAGCTTCCATCTGTTCGCCAGTAAATCCTCTTCCTTCTGCAACGTTTAGGAGAATTGGACTGTCTTTATAAAGAGGTGTTTTTTCTTCTCTGCTTTTTTGTCTTTTCTCACCAAGTCCAGTTCCACCAAGAGCTTCAACTACTGGAACGCCAGCATTTTCATATGCCCATCCAGCAAAAAGATTTGGAATAGTCATAGAAGAACGTATTAACCAGTTAGCTGGTGTTTCTACAGTTCCACCAAAAGGTGTATCTGTAGAGAGAATTCCTCTCTTATAAAACTGTTCTGGATTATTTAATACAGCAGGTTTCTTTGCAGGGTCAGCCCACCAAATATCTGGTGCTTCATCAATAACCCTTCTTTGAACACGACCTTCTAATTCTTTAGGGTCTAACTTTCCACCTTCTTTTACAAAGCGTTCTTCACTACCAGCTATAGCAGCCACATCTGCTGGCATACCACCTCTTTTCATGGCATCCCAAACATCTGCTGGATATTCACTTCCATCAGAAAGCCTTACATAAGGAACGCCAGCTTTCTTTATTTTGGCAGTTTCTTCTTCTCTTATTTTTCTTTGCTTATCTTTGTAAACATAATCAAAATAAGCTAGTTGTGGTTTTGATAGGTCTGGAACTTTACCTGCTTGCTTTTGTAGGACGAATGTTCTATAAAGAGGTTCAGCAGGACCAGTCATACCTTTTTCAGATATAGTTGCACCCTTTCCAGACATAGCTCCTTCTAAACCCTGTAGTTCTTCTATGGTTTTAGAATAAGCATCTTCTGGTGATAGTTCTTTATTTGTTCTTCTTACTTCGTTATAAGCAGCTTGAATTGCAGAAGCTTGAAGGGTAGCAGTTCCTTTATCAAGTTTTTCTTCTTCTTGTAAGGTTTTAGCAACTTCATCAAAATTTATTTCTTGTCCTTTTGCAGCAGCCTTTTCTTCTTTAATAGCTAATTTTTCTCCAAGATAAGGAGAAAGATAGCTCTGTGGTCTAAATGCTGTAAAGATATTTGGCTCTTCAGCTACACCAAATTCATCTTTTGGTTGAGGAAGCTGCATGATAGGAGCTGGTTTTTCTATATCACCTAATGGACCTACAAGATTAAATGCTGCTTCTCCATAAGTATCTGTGTATTGAGAAGTTAAAGGTATAAGAAATTCATCATCAAATTCTTTTGATGCTTGGCTTTTTGCAGCTGAAGGCGTAAGAGAACCATCAGCATTAGTTGGAGAATAATAAATCTCTCTAGCTCTTGCTGAAACAAACTTTTTCTTTTTATCGTAAAGCTCAATATAGGATTTTTTTAATCCAGTTTGCTCCGCTTTTGTCGCAACTGACTGTAAGACCTCTTCCTCTGGAGCAAATGGGTCAAATGGTTTAGCTGGTGTATAGTTTGGTTCTACTGGTTTTGCCATTTATTATGCCTCTGGATTTTTGGTTTTGCTATTTAGTAAATCTTTGGCGAGCAAATATTCCTGTGCTGCTGCTCTTATTTCTGGCTTGTCAGCAAAGACCCTGTTGATTTCATCATATGAAGTTTTAACAGGTTCATTACCAGAACGCTCGTTAGTATCATAGAGATTGTCAACTAGGATTACGTATTCTGGAACTTTAGATTTACGCTCTTCTGGTGTCAAATTTGGTTTAGCCAATCTTTCAAATTTCTTTGGCTGATTAGCTAATTTAGTTGCTCTATCAATAAGTGCAAGCTTGTATTGTTCGCGTCTTTCCAAAGCACCAGATGGTTTAACTTTTTCCTCTTCAGATTTTGATGGAAGTTTATCAAAACCAATTCTCTTTTGCAAATCTTCTATTGCTTTTTTATCAGCAGCAGTTTTTTCTCTTTTCTTTTTAAATTCTTCAAGAGCTGCCTTTAGTTCTTCTGGGCTTCTTCTATCAACAGGAGGAACAGTTATTCCACCCATCTCTGGACCACGAACTGGAGGTATTGTAGAAGGTGCTGTTGCTGGGGCTGCAATAGGTTCTCTGTCGATTGTATCCCATATAGATGGTTCCTGTATAGGTGTAGGAGCAGGAGCGACTATAGGGGCCACTGGAGGGCTTGTAGGGGCTATTCTAGAAATCTCCTCTGGAGACATTCCTAATGATAGTAAATCCTGTGTTCTTTCGACAGCAGTTCTCTTGAATGGATTTGTGATATAAGTTCCAGCAGCCTTCTTTTCAGCTTCTATTCTTCTGGTTTCTTCTTCAAAAGCTCTACCTTCTGGTGTAGTTCTATCTATTGGGAAACGAGAAGGTTTACGAAGCTTTGGCATTTCAGCACCAACTGGAAATAATCCATCAGCCTGATAGGTAGGATAGGTTGTTACAGGAAGCCTTCTAAATCCTTCCATAGCATCAGCATAAGAAGGAGGAGCACCAGCTTCTCCCATAGGAACTGGAGGTGGTTCCATACCAGCTGTTGGAGGAAGTGGAACCCATTCTCCAGCAACAGGCTCTCTAACTGGAGGTTTAACACCAGCTTCCATCATAAATTCATCTTCTGGTGTAAACTGGGTAGATTTAGCAGGTTCTCTAGGAACTGGTGCTTCTACAGTTGGAGCAACTTTTCTTTCAATAGGTGCTTCTCTTCCATCAACACCCAAGAAATCTTTAGCAGAAACTTCTCTTCCACCTAATTTACCAAGTGCTGAAATAACACCTTTTCTACGAGCTTCTTGTTCTTCTGCTGGTGTTATAACTGCATTAGGGTCTGCTGCTAATCTTTCTGCTTTATATTTTGAGACAGCATCTTCAGCAGCAGAGGCTGCAATAGCCTGTGCGCTTTTTAGAGCAGCAGGTTCATCAAATCTTGGTTGTATTTTATCCTTTCTTGGAGCAATACCAAACATACCACCAGTTCCATATGATTGTTCATATTTAGCTCTGGTTCTTTCAAGAAGGTCTACCGATGGGGCTGTTGGAAGTGTAACGCCACCAAGCTGTGCTTGTAGTGCTTCTCTTTCTCTTCTCAAAGCATCAAGTGCTGCACTATAATCAACATCTTCTCTAGTTGGAAGTGTTGGAGCTTCTGGAACCTTTGGTTTTCCTTTAACAGTTGTAGAAGTTCCAGCTGTTCTGCTTTCTGTTGCTATATCACTTCTGCGAGGTCTACTATCTTTACCACCACCTGTTTCATCTCCAAATGCGTCAACTGATGCAGTAGCAGCAACAGGAGCACCAGCAGGAGGAGCAGGGAAAGCAAGATTAGTTTGTGTAACTGTAATACCGCCAGCAGGAGCAACCATTCCAGCAGGAGCAATAGTCCCATCTGGAAGTGTAGAATTCATAGGAAGTGCTTCACCCTCTGGAACAGTTACTGTAAGTGGGGTTGGAGAAGGTAGGGAAGGAACTGTGGTGCCAGTTGTTCCTTCTGGAATATCTACAGGAACACCAGAAACTTTAGTAGAAGTTCCAGCTTTTACGTCAGATTTACTTGTGACTGATGGAACAGCAGTTTTATTTGCTCCAAATTCCATTTGTCTTGTATCTCTTGCAACTTTAAGAGCATCATCATCACGTTTACTTTCAACGCGAGCATTATCTTTTGCTTGACCAGCTTCTAGTGCAGAAATCTTTGTATCATAAGCAGAAATTCTTTTTGTTAGGTCTGCTCTTTGAGCCATAGAATATTTAAGCTGTGCTTCATAAGCCATCTTTTCAAAGCCAATAGCAGCTTTTGCGCTTTCTTCGGCTTTTTCCCATAGTTGCCAACGAAGGTGACTATAAAGAGAACCATAGCCAATACCAGAAGAAGTTTTGGCAGTTGGAACTTCTGATTGAATTACATAAGCATTACGCCCATTTACATTTTGTATTGCCATTTAGGTTCCTCTTATTTTAGTTTACCAAATAAAGCTGCTGCCTCTGGATTTGATGCTGTTACTTCAAGTAGTCCTCTTGCTTGGTCATCTGATAAACCATAAAGTTTTGCTATAGCTGATACTGCATTAGCAGATGGAGCCTTTGCACCACTTTCCAAAGCTTTATTTGCAGATGCTGTAACTGCACCTTCAAATCCACCAGCAGCAACGCCAGCTAGTGCAGCAGCTCTGTCAGCCTTGTATTGTGCATTAGCAGCTTCAAGTGCTCTAATTTCATCTTTTTGTTCGGCTACTTTCTTTAGATTTTGTTCTTCGATAGCTTGAGCAATTGCTGTATTCTGACTTCTTAACTGACCTTCAGCAATCTGTGCTCCAAGAAGATTTGTTCCAGCAGTAGCTCCACCGCCACCAGCTAAATATCTTTCTCTTTCTTGTTTAGCAGCATTTGCAGCAGCATCTGCTCTGCTTCCTAATCTTCCTTCAAGAACACCACGCTCTTGTTCTGTAAGACCAAGCGTTCCCATTTCTTCTTGACGCTGAAGGTCTTCCAATCTTTTCTTTTGTTCTCTTTCAAAAGAGCTGGGAATAATCTTTGGCAATCCTGCAATTAAGTTGCCTCCAGCTCCTATTAGTAATCCTAATGTAATTGGGTCCATATTATTCCCTCATTATTTGTGTAAAAGTCAAATGTTATAAATAGAATACTTCAACTAAAAAGTTTCTTGCAGAAATAAAACCATACTGTATTTTTGGATTTATACAAAGCTGCAAATCATGAATGCCTCGACTTAATGTTAATACGCACTGTAACATTACCTGTCTTCTGTCAGCATTTTCACCAGCTGCATTAGGGTCTACTGCTCCAAATGAAGTTCCTGCTCCTTCAAATCCCCACATTCTTGTGCCTGTAAGGAATGTAGTTGTTGATGGAGAAGTTGAATAATCTGTATGGCGTAATAATATTTCATTATCCCACAAACCATTTGAGATTACACCACCACCAGTAGCTGTATCATTTGGTTCTCCAAAGAAAGCACCTTCAAAAGTTATGATTACTTTGGCAGAATTTTCAACAATTTGAACCTGTTCTCCAGCACCCCAAATATCACACCAAGAAACAGAAGTTCCAGCTTCATTATTTGCCTTAACATTTGATGTGAAATAACATCTATTATTAACTGATGAAACACCAATATTTTTGCCAGCTATATAAGATGTGCAAAACTTATGATTATTTGTTACTGGCTGAAATTCACCAGCTTCTATTTCATCATAATCAAAAGTTCCTATAGCATAATCAGCAGAGGAGATTTCTTGATTTATGAATTCCTTTGCACCTTCTTCATTTAGAAGTTGATTTGTGTTTGATAGAATATTTCCATCAACATAGTTATATGGTTTGGTAAAAGGCATTCTTTTTCTCCTTAATGTTCTGCTATTACAACTGTCAGATTATTTCTTTCTACTGCAACAGAATTGTTATTTCCACCATTTGGACATACTTTAGCTTGAAGCTCTACTTTTACTAATGTAAAGTTAGCTTCTGTAACAACGCGAATACCAGAGAAAGAAAAGTTTCTATACCAGATAGCAGATGATAGTCCAGTAGTATCAACATTATCTACTGCTCTACCAGAAAAAGAATATCCACATTCAGCTACGGTTTCTGTTAAATTTCCACCACCAGTATTATAGGTCATTAGAATACGGAAAGCATAGAAATTGTAACCTCTTTTTGCTGGGTCACCTTGTCCATCTGCATTTAGGTCTGGCTCGCTAATAATTCCATTAGCTCCAAAACGAAGAACTGCATCATCATTAATAGCTTTGTTTGCTACAACTTCTGCTGGATTTCCTGCATTAGTGATAGTTGCATAGGAAGTAGAAGTTGAAATCCAATCTGCTGTTCCTGTGTATTCATCATATAAAATCTCATTAGCAAACTTACCTGTGCCTCTATTAAAATGATAGCGTGTAGCCCAGTTTGGTTTTGTATTCTCTCCATCAACTGTAGCAGTATCTAATGCATCATAAGGAGCATTTAACTTTGCAGCTGTGGCTATTTCACCATCCTGTATTTTTGTATATGGAATAAAAGCCATTATCTATTCTCCTTATCTATAAACATTTCTTACCCAGATTTCTGCACCATAAATTTCTAATGGTGTTGATGGATTTCCTTGATAGTTAGTTCCAACGGCATCTGAAGTGATAGATTTCCAACGAAGGTCAATCTTTAGCTTTTGTGAACCAACTGGAACTTTAAATGGAAGGTTGATTGTTTCTCTACGTGGATATGTTTCACTTGTTTCTGCTACTAATGTATCATTTACAAAAACACCCCACTGTGTCCACCATTCTTCTCCATAGAAAACACGAAAAGTATTATCATTACCATCTTGATAAACTATGCGATTATATCCATGAAAGAAATCTATAACTGCACAACCAACAAGCATTCCTTCTTTTGCATCAAAATCTAGATAGTTATTTGAAAATGAACCGTAGTTTTCAAGAGGGTTCCAGCCCTTACCCCAGTTTGAAGTTCCTAAATCTATAGTTTCTACTGGTTCCCAAACTTGTAAGGCAGCTTCAGCAACATTCCATCTTTTTGTTCTAAAGTAGTTTTGTCCTTGTCCTATCCATTCAGCTTTTCTAGCTAAAGAAAATCCATTTTTTCCAGCACCATCTTTAAAGTTTGCTGCTACCAAAGAAGCAATAGGAAGATTATTGGAACCAAGATTTCCGTTCCATTCATCCAAGATGCCTGTAATATTGGAATTTAAATTATCATCTTTTACTTGACCAAACTGATGGTTTGGTTTTTCTTGCCATGTTTTAGCCATTAGCGTGCTTGCCCCTTTTGTAAGTTAGTTGCTTGGTTGAGAGCCATCTGGTCGCGTAAGTCGTAGTTAATGTGGAAAGAAAGAAGATGGAATGGTGTTTGCTTGATAGCTAAAACACCATCAACCTGTGGTGGATTGGTTGTTTGTAAACGGAACTTGAACTGATTAATCAATCCAGTATTTACATCAAATCTCAATCTAATAATTCTTCCTCTTTGAACTTGAGAAGTCCCTATGGTAAAGAAGTTTTTTGAAATAGATAGATTTTCATCACCAAATACAGCATCTTCAGATTTTGTATATGCTCTTTCAGAAAGTGTTTGTTTTTGACCAGTGCATAAAGAAAACTTATTATCAAAGTCAGTAGCGTAATAAAGTTCTAATGGATTATCGCCTTGGCTGATTAATTCAAGTTCTACTGAAAATACACGATACTTAATTGTATTATCACCAAAATCTATCCAGTTACTTTCCCAACGAGAAATTGGTTTGTTAGTTCTAAAGCTAGAAGTATAACGATAATCCTCAAAGTTAGCTGCTTGTGTGCAAGTAAGTTCTTGTCCCCAATAGTTTCCACCTGTCCAAACAACAAGTGGACCAGCCATATATCCAACTGAATTTACAGAAAGAGGAGAACCACCAGCATTACCATTTACCCAAACAGGTGCAGTTCCAAGAACAAAGTTTCCTTCTGGGTCTGTAACTATTTGTGTAAAACGGAATGAAGCTTCATCTTCAGCATTAATAGCATAACGTTGAGAAAACTGAATTCCTTCTAATTCAGTATGAAGAACAATACCTCTGGTTGGTATTTGATTGCTATCTGCTGCATAGTGTATCCAAAGTTCTTTTTCCTTGATAGAATAAGCAGCAACAGCAGATGGAAGAGCAGATTTATTTATTCTGCTTATTTCTACATCTACACCTTCGCTAATCTTTGCAATAGAAATAGTAGAACCACCATCAAGACCGCCAGTAAGAAGATAAACACCATCTTCTGTTAGGAATGTGACACCAAGCTTTGGAATATTTACTATTGCTTTGGTAGCTAAAGTTCCAATATTTGTTGAAACTGTTGATAGAGAAAATCCACCAGAAGGTGTAACACGAATTACTTCTATAGCATTTCTACGGAATATTAAAAGATTATTATAGTAAGGAACTATTCCTGTGATATGTCCACCAACAGTATTTCCAAGTTCAAAGTAAGAAGTTGATGCAAACTGTTCTGGAATACCAGCATCAGAATAAATCAATCTTGTAGGTGTGCTATCTCCACCACCTAACCAAATGCGATTATTCCAAGTTGCTCCAAATTTATAAGTTGTATTTATTCTTGAAGAAGCAGTTTCCTCTGGACCTTTTTGAACTAATTGTCCATCGCCCATAGTATCAATAAAGAAGCGTGAACTATTTTCTTCTATTTCTCTAACAAAATAGATTTCACCATTTGATGCACCAGATACACCAGTTGTTTTCATATTTTTAGTTCTATAAAGACGACGAGCTACAGCGTGTTTTGGACCCTGTGGCATATCAAGAATAATGCCAAACTTTCTTTTTTCTGCTGATACTGTGTCATCAATAGTCCAATCTATTACGTTAGTAGAAGACATAGGGCTTTCAGCACCATCAGCAGTAATGTATGTCATTCTATATTGATATTGATTTCTATTTCCATCAGTAGTTCCCAAGCCAAGAACATTATTATCAGCAAAGTTTGGAAATGCAGTTCCTGTTTTTGCCTTTTTATTATCTAAATAATCTGGCTGAAGAGGTGTTGGTCTTGGATTTGGCGTTGGAAGTGTAAATGAGAAATCCCTCCAATCTTCATTTCCAGAAAACCAAATAGGTTTATCATAACCATTAATAATAAGAAGACGATTTCCATAGGGAACAAACTGTGTTCCAACATCACCAAGCTTTGGAATATGTCTAGCACGGTCTAGAACTATTCTATCAGAAATATAATAACCACTATTTGGATAAGAAGCTCCCTGTCCTTTATTACCCCACCAGTAATAAAGCGTTCCGTTCTGCTCAACGAAATGGTATACTTGTCCTGTAGATGATTTTTCCCAGATAAAGAGGGCGTCTACTGGAAATCCAAGTATTTCTGCTACTGTAGTTCCATCAGCAATAAATGTAAAGTTAGGAGGAAATTTCCACCAGCTTTCTACACCTCTATCACAAACCCAACCTAAACCGTTTGGGTCTATTCTAAAGTTTACAATTTCATCGCCCCAACCATACTTTCCTTTCCAATTTTGGTCCAGACCATGTGCTGATACGAAGCTTGTGCTTTTTGTTCTCATAGCCATGTGTTGTTTCCTTTTAGGTTATTTTCTTTAGTGAAGCGTAATCGTAATAAAATCTCTTATCGCCTACGGAGAACTGACCTCTAACAACTTGGCTATCTATATGGTCAACGTATCTCTTCATTAAATCTTTAATATCTTTATCTATTCTAGCTCTATAAGTAGCTGCAAGAGATTGCTGACCTAGCTTCAAGTAGATTTCTTCAAGAGCCTTATAAACTATTAGTTGATGGAATTCATATGGCATCTCTGGGCTATCAGTTCCAAGAACTAAATCATAAGGCTTTTTGTAATAACGAATAACGCCTTCTTTAATAAAGTTATGAGGGTCTGTAATAATAGGTTCGGCATTTCCAATCTTTATTTGTGCTTGTTCAAAATCCCAAGCATCAACGCGAGGATAAGGACGAATACGATTGTGCTGTCCATCAATCTCTATGTATCTCTTTGCACCATTATCAAACTGATTTAAGAAATCAATTCTATAAGTTGAGAATTCATCGCTAACAACAACAGGGTCTGAAAAGCTTGCGTTAGTTCTGACAATACCACCATTTAAAAGAGAAATCCAGCAAGGAAGTCCTTTTCTTTCTCCTGTAAGTTTATCAAAGTTTTTATTCCAGAAGATTACTTTACGATAGCCTTCCCAAGCTGGGGCTAAATTATCAGCAGCTACATAACCACCCCATTTTATTTCTGTATCATCCCAACCAATAAACTTCATATCAATAGCATTATCTTGACCAGTAAGATGAACTACTTGTGGTTCTGATAGAGCACCAATTTTTCCATCTTTTAAAAATGCCCAACAAAGTTCCCAATATGTATTATGTGTTATTGGTGTTCCTAGAATTTGTTCAGTTACTACACCATCTAATCCTAATCTTTCTGCTGGAGGAACTTGATAAGCTGGTGACCAAATATAAGCTTCAGCATAAGAAGCTTTATAATCAGCACGAAGGTCTAGCTCTTCATCTCTTCTTGGAAGAATTGCTGTAGCCTTACCAAATGGAGGAAATGAACCAGCGGCTGTGTTATAAGGGAAATCTCTATGTCCAAGATAAAGAAGTTCTAAACTATCTTCTGGAAGGTCATACCAACGTTTCTTTATTACCCAAGTTATATCATCACTGTTTGTCTTTCCTTGAAAATCTCTATCAAGAAGAATGGTATTTCCAGAAAGAACTTTTGAAATTCTGTATTCAAAGTTTTGGATTGAGATTGGCTGTCCTTCCCAAACAGAAGTTCCAAAAAAAGTTAATCTATCCATTACTGCTGAAAATACTACGCGACGGTCACCTTGAACAACATTAGCATTTACAATACCAGATACAGCATTTTCTATATCTCTGGTTGGAAGCATATCAACCCAGAATGGAAAGGAGGTTGATTTAGTTGCAAAGTTCCAACGCTTAAAAGTCCATAAGGAATAATAAGCATCATTTATTAGCTGGTCTATCTGGTCGTTGAACTGTTGAAGTTCTGGTGAATAATCTATTACGTTTTTTACTTTTTCGCGTAAAGCGGTAAGGTTCATTTGGGTAATCTCCCTCAATAAAATAGTAAAGGTCAAATAAGAAAAAGCCCCTCAACCATTTCTGGAAGAGGGGCCAACCTTGTCGGGGTTTAGATTAGATGCCGCAGCCTAGAACGTAAGCTGTGACGAAACCTGCACCAGCTGTTGAAGAAAGAGCGTATGCGAATACGTGTCCAACTTTTGCAGCGGTGTAAACTTCGGCAGAACCAGCTGCACCAGCTTCGTCAAGACAAAGTGGTGAGCCAGCGGCAGTTGCACCAATTACTGGAACATTTTTTACTGGACCGCGAACAACAACAGTTACTGCTACGGTTTCCTGTGGAGCTACAACGAGGGTGCCAGCAGAAGCAGTTGCGGAACCTATTTCTAGGACGCCGACAACAATCTTCTGAACTGGTGCGCTGTTGAAGTCAGCAAGAACAACCTTGAGAGCAGTAAGACCACCAGAACTGTCAGAAGTCATCTGTGAGATGTCTACTGCCATTACAGCACCAGATGTGAGGGTGATGCTTGCGCCACCAACTGCATTTGGATTGGTAAAGAGGAAAGTTTCGGTTTGCTTTCTGTCTGAAGGTGTAGCACCAAATGGTGTAGATACGCCAAGGCCAGATACGCCAGTTGCGGATAAATACTGAATTAATGTAGATGAAGCCATAATGTTTCTCCTTTAAATTGTTAAGATTAGTAGCCTTCGCCGTTGAAGAGAACACCACAGCTACCAAGGTGGTCAGCAATTAGCTGGGCCTTGACATAGAGCTGTGCAGCTCTTGCGGTTGTTCCAGCAACGTGCTCGAATGGTGAAACAGCGAAGTCAGCATCTTTGTGGAGAACAAGCTTGACACCGTTGAAGTTAAGCATGTAACCAGAAACTGGAGCGGTTTTGTTATATGAAGCAGCTGAAGAAGTAGCAGAGAAGCCAAGCTCCAAGTCCTGCTCAACAGCAGCACCTGCGAAGGCTAGCTGCATTCTTCCACCATCGAGGGTCTTCTCGTTGATGTATCTCTCCTGTGCATAAAGTGCTCTGCGATAGTTAGCCATAGCATTCTCTGAAAGAAGAACAGTATTTACATCGCCCATAGGTGAAACTGAATTTGCAGCGATGTAGATAGCCTGCATACCACGAATACCATCAGTTCCGAATACGTTATTTACGTCAAAGATTTGATTGGTCCAACCATTTACGTTGTAGGTAGCTTTGGAAACACCACCAACTGTGTGTGACTGATTTGGCTTTGTCTCAACTTCGAAGAAACCAGCAGTTACAGCAGGAGAGAGGGTGTTCATAGTAGTAAGAATAGTTGAATTACCAGCTATGATTTGCTTGTTAAGCTCTCTGCGAAGCATGGACATAACAGAACGCATACGAGCTTCAACAATTTTTACAATTGCTTTCTCGCCGCTGTTCTCAAGCTCTTCTTTCTTGGTTACAACGATTGGAGCAGTGAAGTCACACCAGTCGTAAATTGCTGGTGCTAATACGTCACGAACTGCGAGAGAAACAGGCTCATAACCAGTAGGAAGCTGGGTTATGGTGCTGTGCTCTGCGATAGCAAGTGGACGCTGAATTTTGATGCCGCCATCTTCTTTCTCAATACCGCCGTGTTTACGGGCACTATCGAGGAATGCGGTCTTTTGGAATAGTTCGTCAACCTCTCCATCACGAATTGAATAGAGGGTTGAAGATAAAAGGTCATTAGAAATTGCCATGATATTATCTCCTTAAATTAAAATGTTATTGTAAAGTATCAAATGTTAGCTGAATTGTCTTTTTAAAAGGTTTCGCTTTTATTTGTTCCTTCACCAGTTTCATAATAAAGTGTCCTCTACGGATTTTATTTATAACGGCGGGAAAGGTTGCCCGTTCTATAAGATTAGAAAACGTCAAATAAAAGCTAAACTTTATTCTAAACTTTACGTATTATTAGTATGCAGAGGTGCATACTATGAAAAAGATTTATACAAAAGAAGAAATAATAAAAAGAAGAGCAGCACAAACAAGAGCAACAAGAGCAGAACGTTCACATAAAATAAAACATGATTGGACTATTATTTATGAAGTTATTTGGGATAGCAATTCAAATAATTGTTTTTATTGTAAAAATCCTATAGATAAAAACGCAAAGTTTTCTTATGAATTAGACCATAAAATTCCAATCATAAGGGGTGGGACAAATAATAAAGATAATCTCTGTATTGCTTGCCCCAGATGTAATGGAACAAAAATGCTTATGACAGATGTTGAATTCTTTAAATGTATTGATGACCTAAAGAAAACAGGCAACTGGGATTAAGGCTTTTCTGATTGAGATTTATGCCACTGATAAGCAGTCCAAGCATCACGGAATTTTGGGGTTCCCTTTGGTGTTGAAGCAGAACCATTAGAAGTTTTCTTTAAAGCATCCCTACGAGAAGAAGTTTGCTGTGCTATTGCTTCTTTTTCTTTCTTTAACTTCTCACCATCAACCTTTGCTTTTACTATAAAGAAAGCATCTTCAAGTTTTAGCTCTGGACGTTTCATTAAAAGTTCAGCAACAGGTAGTTTATATTCTGGAGAAGTAAGCTCTGGATTTTCTCTTTTAAAATCTTCCAAAGCCATTTTTCTTTGCTGAAGCATTATTTCTTCTTGTGCTGGCTTCAACATTTCTGACAGCATCTTTGCAGCCTGTCTTTCTATTTCTTTCTTCATACCATCTGGGTCATAAAGGTCATATTCCTCTTCGTTAGATGCAATCTCTGCTGCTCTACGGGCAAGTGGATTATTTAGTGTAGCTTCTTTTTGATTTGCTAAAGCTCTACGTTCATCTTCCAACTGCTTTTTAATGAGGGAAATCTCTTGTGTCTTTCTGGTGTAATCACTACGAATATTAGCAAGATGTTTTCTTACGTCTTCTGGAAGGTGTTTAGTCCATTC